TCAAAGTTGTTGCCCGGATCCCCAACGATCTCCACCTGATAACCCTTCGGCGCGATGGTGGGCAGCTCGGTGAATGCCTGCACCTGACCCAGGATCGCCGTGATGTCAGCGTTGGCCCTGGCATCACTGGCTGCAATCGTGATCGGGTTGGCGGACTGCAGCCACAACACCGACCCCTCACGGGTGATCGTCACCCCAGTGACAGCAGGAGCTGCCTCCAGGGACTCCTTGATCTTCTGGGCAATCTCAGCTGAGCTAATCCGGTTCTCAGTAACAGTGGTGCCGCTGCTCACCACCGGTGCCACAGCTGTGGTGACCGTCGCCTCCTTGCCGTTGACGTTGACCTTGTAGGTCTGGCCATAGTTCGCAGCCTTCACCCACACCAATGCCTCATGCGCCGCTGGCCGGGCAGTCTTCGGTGCCACCGCCGGGTTCATCGCAGTAGCGGTGTTGGTATTGAGAATGAAAGTGAAATCGGCAATACTCTGCGCCCGGATCTGCTGCCGCGCATCCGTCACGCTGGCCAGATACCCATACCCCCCAGGGGCATTCACCGTCTTCTCGTTGCCCTGCAGGTCAAACACCCGCACCACCGTCTTGGTGATCACCACCAGGTATTCCTCGGCCTGGTCCCGCAGGAAGGTGTGAATGAAGGCGTCACCAAACGGTGTGGCGCTCACCCTGGCCAGCGTGTGCGTGCTGTCCCGCTTCCTCAGACCCTCGGCAATCGACGACATCCCGTTGACCTGGATCTCAGCCTGGGTTGGATCACGCTGAGCATCGGGTTGCTGGCTAACCCCCTGGACCAGCGAGGGGATCGTGTAGGAATACAGCTTGGCCATCAGAGCCTCAACCCAGCACCAAGTCGGCGGGTGGCCAGGCCCATCCCTGGGACATAGGTCGGGAACGGGCTCAGGCCATAGCCATCAGTGAGCAGGTTGTAGCCGGCGCTGTCGTGCTCAACCCGCTCCAGCTCGGCCCGGGCATTGCGCTCGTCGATGGCCGTGTACTGGACAGTCCCGTTGTCGCCCAACACCCGAGCGGCAAACACCCGGGCGGCCCTGGTGGTCACCCAGCGGTTGAACACCTCAGGGCAGCTGTCGAAGTCCAACAGCCAGGTGACATCCGCATAGACCTCAGTGACGGTGCTATCGAACTTGTAGGTCCGCCCCCAGGTGTCGTACACCCGCTGACCCCGCAGGATGAACCGCCTAGCTGTGTAGTACGGGTCAGGGAAAAACCGGATCACATTGGCCGGGACCACGATCTCCTGCGTGACTTTGTCCTTTTCAAACGGGTACTGGGTCTCGGTGTTCCAGTGCCAGCCCTCGGTCTGGCCTTGCTTGTGGAACTCCAGGATCGTGCGCTCAGCCACCCGGGCGTCTTGGATTTGCTGGTTGTCGAGCTGATCAACAGGCTGCTCGCCAATCGACTCCAGCAGAGTGCAAACTGCCTCCAGCAGGGTGGTCCTGCCCGGTGTCTTGCCTTGGTTTGACAGGCCCATCCCTAGCGCTACGGGGGTGTGGACCAATGGTAGATGCCACAAAAAAAGGGGCCAGCCGTGGCTGACCCCGAACATTCCAGAACCAGTCTGGATCAGGCGGTGACAATCGCGCAGGCAGATTCGGCACGGAGAATCCCCATGCCCAGGGCCTGACGTGCCACAAGAAGATCTGATTGGTATTGCACCCGGAACTCAGGGCCGGTCATCTGCAGAGAGGGGCTCAGCAGAGTCAGCACACCCACGGCTTCACGGTTGAAGATCAGACCGTGGCACTTGCTCAGATCCTGGGCGTAATCAGCGTTGTAATCGCCAGCCACCAGGGTGTAAGCAGGCTGCTGCACATGGTTGCTGGAGTAGACGGGAATGCCCGCCACACGCAGCGTCCGGCCTTCAGCAATGGTGCCGTTGGAACCATTGCCACCGTTGAAGTCGGTGTTGATGGCCCTCGAACTCATCGTAATGGCATAAAAATCTTCTGGTGTAAAGACTGCATACATGCCGTCGATGGACACGTCCTTCTTCTCAAACGCAATGCGCGCATCGAAGATGGCCTCGACAAGAGCGTCACCCTTAGCCTGGCGAGTAGCCCCAGCGCCGGTATAGCCGGTACCCAGGGTGATGGTCTTACCCACGCGACCGCGGTTGTCAGCCGGGCCGGCAGGCTTAGCAGCACCAGTCTTGGCCAGGGGCTCGGTGGTGTTGCTGGCAGCCGCAAAAATCATGCGGGCAACACGCTTGTCGTACTCATAGGCAAGAGCACGACCCAGCTCGGTGGTGTAGACCTGCCGAACATCGAAATAGGTCATCAGCTCATCGAGCTGATAGATCGCCGCGTCGGCAATCATCAGAGCATCGAGAGAGATCACCCGCTCGTTCAGGTCAGAAGGATCATTACCTTCGCCAAGAATCGGGGTGCCGGGCTTGTGATAGCGCGCCGCCATTTTGCCCGTGATGGGGAAGGCAACGCTCTTGCCACCGCGGATGTTCCGCTCGCGGGTTTTGCCCTTGAACAGACAGGCGGTCATGAATGCATCAAGCACTTCGGCAGAGCCGAGCTTGAGCATCAGGGCGCGGTCTTTATCAAGACCAGCGGCACCAGGACCCCAAGTTGCGGCATCGCCTTTTATCTGGCCAAGCCGGTTCAGGGCCACATCAGGAGGAGTAGCCATTGTTTTTCAGCTAGAGGAAGTTGGTTGATAGACCGCTCATCCCTTCACTGCCGCGGGTTGTCCTCCTCAAAGGGCCCACCGTCCGGTTGCGTTCTGATCAAAAACTATCAGAACACATCAGACCTAGCCAGAAGATCCTGCACCTTCTGGCGGTAGGCATCATCAACGTCATAAATGCGTTGACCACGCTCATTGCGCTTGTTCATTGCATCCAGCACCTGTTGCTGGCTCTCAAAACGATCTGAGACAGGAGCTGTTCCACCCCCGTACAGCTTTGGCTCAACCACTGCATCAGGTGCTGAACGCCTAGCAGCAATGGCTTTCACGGCCCACTCGATGGCGTCACGGTTGCCGCTATCCACCACAGCGTTGTACTTGGCCAGCTCATCAGCCTGCAGGTTGGCCGCGGCCCACTGGCTCAACTCAGCAAAGCCCTCCTCCCCGCCAACCAGACCCTTGATGGCCGCGGCATCCGAGTCTGTGAGAGCAGTGGCTTGAGGTGCTGCAACTTGCGCTTTGGAGACATAGTTCTCCACCACCTGCCGGGGGACGTTGAAGGTCTCGGCCAGGATGTCGTAATGCTCGCTGATGTCCTGGCCCTGGTCAGCCTTGAACATCACATCAGCCAGATCCAAGCCCTTGCTGGCCAAGGCTTCAACAGCTTCCTGGCCATAGACCTGGACAGCTTGCTCAGCCGTGTAACCCTGGGTCTGAGGCGATGCTTCATCGGAGAGACCCGCCGGGTCAGGCTTGCTCCCCTGGCCCAGCTTTCTTTCCAGCTCGGTGTACGCCTTGGCTAGCTCCTCGGGGGAGTTGAACTTGCCAAGGATCTTCTGCTGTTCCTCTTGCTCTTGCTCGGCAACGAACTGATCAAGGATGTTCTCCTGGCCAGGAGCCACCATTCCTTGCAGCTCACCTTCCGGCTGGCTGAGGACAAGATTGGAATCGGTCATGCGGTGAGTTCTTCAGGGGGTTGTTGTTGTGCTGCTGCCATCTCCTGAGAGGTGGCCGCGGCGTTCGCCAGCTTCTGGGGGTCACCCATGCCAGCTGCCATCGCCTGTTGGGCCATGGCCATCTGCTGCTGTTGCTGAGCTTCAGCAGCCAGTTGCTGGTCGGACTTGACCAGCCCCAACGGGCTGATACCCATTGAGCTGGCCAGACGGCGGATCAGCTCAGTTGGGATCACGTACTGGCCAATCCCTTCTGGTCCCAGCGTCTGTTGCAGGATCTGCATGAAGCGGGCGGTCTTCTCCAGGTCATTGCCGCGGCCGACAGCAGCCAGGCCAACGCTGACCATCGGCTTCACCAGGCCCTCCGGCAGCTGGGTCATCCCGCCCTGACGGGTGAACAGCTCCAGCTTGCGAGCGATGTACTTGCTCTGGAACTCAACCGTCAAGATCGCGTAGATCGAACCCAGGCTGTTCTCCAACTGCAGGGCCTGCAGCCTCACTTCCTCGGCGGTGACGCGCTCAGCGTCCCGCATGTCAGCCAGCATGAATGCCTGAGCCAGGCGACCTTCGATCCGCTGCAGCGCAGACATCGCCACGTTCAGGTCATTGCCCTTCTGCACCTGAACGGTGAACACATCATCCGGGTTGCCAGGGAGGTACGCACCATTAGGTGCCTCCGCCAGCTGCTTGGCATTGGTAACACCGCTGGGTTTGACCAGATGCT